GGATCTGCCTTTGCCATACGATATTGCGCAGACAGACAGCGCCCAAAAGATAAGCGACTCCACAGGGAAGCATACTGCTGAACCCATAGGAGCAAACTTATTTAATTTGAGTACTGTACCATCTGGAAGCATCGTCGCCTCCGTACGAGCAGCCGTTAGGCTGGCATACCAGAGAGGTGGGAATAGCTCTTTGACAAGGGCTAAACTCACACGATCGCTTGCTTCCTTCATATCCAATGTGGACCACTCGTTGTTCAACGAGCCATCCAGAGAGAGGCGCTGATTTACGGTTTGATCCGTAAAATTCACGCGCCCCTTGGTCAGGGGATGAGACTCGACGGTTTTCACCATCGTGTTCATTAACCCCTGCTGGATCCACTGGTATTCCAGCGGTTCACAGGATATTAACCGAGGACCCCGAGAGTCCTTGGGAACGAGCACAACTTTCGCCGTGCCCGCCCCAAGTTCTTCGAGGTTCATGAACTGTGCGAGATCGTCACACAGGTGAGAGGCATTGTAGAAGAACCAGTCTTCGTAAGGAAACTGCAGGGCTAACGCCCTGTAGAATCTTTTGAAGACGGGCTTTTCAAAGGCCTTTTCACCTGTTGCGACTGATCCCGGACCGTGGCGAGGTTTAAACAACCTTGCGTCTGTTGGCGATACAGGACCAAGAATTCTCGAGATGAGCTTCTTAGCTTCCTGTAGCAACAGAACAACACGATCATCAGCACCACCAAAATCAAGTGGTAGCAGATTATCAGTTTCAATAAACGATTTGATAACGTTATCATTTTGTTTATCGGTCGGTGGTAACTCTAACTTGTAAAACAAGTAACAGAGTTGTCTTAGGCATTTAACCGCCTGTATGGACGCATCACTGCGTTCATTACCATCAGCGTCGAATACGAGCGTTAAGACGCCACTCAAAAAGAGCGGTATCTTAGATTTCCGGGTTAACTTAAACCCAGAGATTTTGAGGCTTGTATCAGTGGCAAGAGCTAAATCAATTGCTCTGCCAAGGGAAGGGAGCGTTCGTGTCAAAAACGACATCCCTTCATGTTTCACACGATGTTCAATTTCTTGAACATCGCGTGTTAACCCGACGTCTGATTGATAGCAGACACTAGCCACATCTCGGATCGTGGCACGTAGAAGCCCGACATAGAATTCCAAATGATCTCCCTCAGTAGCTCCTTTCGGTGCCAAGAGAGATTTCTTAAAGAATCTAGCCGGGTGGCTGTTAATGATTCCCATAGATTGGTATATACCTTTCTAATTATTGGTGGTCATCCAGTCAATCAATGTGTGTTCACCGAGAAGTCCCAACTGGACTCATCACTCGTCAAACTCAACTGATAGCGGTACTAAGAATAGGCCCCTTTCTTGTCGGATTAAACCGACCCTGATCGAAGCCTACAAACTTTCCCGCTACGGAGGTTATTAACCCTCCTGGTTGATGAACTTATCGACGTTGCCCGAGACCGTTAAAAAGTCGCAAAGCTGGCCGATAAGTGTCTTGATATGCGTTGTAGTGATAAACCCACCGTTTTGGATGGGTCGATCCAACACAAAATAGCCAGACACCGACGGAACGACGCCACCTGTAGAGGCGACGTCGACATCCCGTCGAGTGAAGTCTATTCGTACGAGAGAACGACACCGCTGCTTAAAACCAGCACCCGACAACGTATGACTTGTAGTCAACGTATTGGGTGTGGTATTGGCAGTCGATGAAATTCGACGCACGATCG